TGGATTTCTAGGAGGAAGATTTGGTGGTCAAATGGGTGGTTTTGCAGGAGGTCTAGCTGGAACTGCTATCGCTACAGGTATTCAAAGTGGAGTTACTGCTATCGGTGAATTAGGTCAGGCTATGAATGCATTGAATCCTGATATAACAAAATTAACTGAAAAGATGGGAATATTAGGAACAACAGAACAAACACGTTTACAGATTATTGAACAAACTGAAGGTAAACAGGCTGCTTTAAATGCTGCTTTAGAAATGATGGGAGATAAAATAGGTGATCAAAATGTACAGGAACTAAAAGAATTTGGTGAAACTTTTCAAGAGTTAACAAATAGTACTGTTTTATTTTTTACAAGAGTACAAGCAGCAGTTGCAAAGTTGTTAAATCAAAGTTTGGGTGCAATTGAAGATTTTAAAGCACCTGGTAAAATTAGAGAATTTATTCAAAAAAATCCAGGAACACCTGCCTTTAGAGAAGTAGATAAACAAATTGCTGATCTTGAGGCTCAAAGAAGACAAGGTGGAGGTAGACAAGAAGTTAAAAGACTTACTGATCAAATAAATGCTTTAAAATCACAAAAAAAAGAGATTGCTGAAACGATTATTTTAGAAAAAGATAAAGATAAAATACGAGTAAATACAAATAAATTGATTACTGATGGTTTAGCAGATTTAAGAAAAGAAAATGAATTAAATAGAGCGATTATTGCTGGTAAGGAAGAAGAATTTTTATTAAATCAAGCTATTGAAGATAAAGTTAAAAGTATGAAGTTGAAAATGGAAGATTTGAATGACTTACAACTTGAAAGAATAAGAAATGATATTACTATCAATCAAGGTTTAAAAGAGCAAGCAGATGCTGCACAAGATTTACAAGAAAAATTTGACAAAATTGGAGAAAGTGTAGAAAAAAGTATTGTTGGTAATCTTACTGATGCTGTTATGGGAACACAGACTCTTGGACAAGCAGCAATTAATGTATTAAATAATTTAAAAAGAAAACTTATTGAAGTTCAAATTGAAAAAGCTGCTGCTGGTATTGGAGATAAAATTTCAGGATTTTTAGGTAATTTATTTAAAAAAAGAGAAAAAGGAGGACCAGTAGCTGCTGGTAGTACATATCTTGTTGGAGAAAAAGGACCTGAGATTTTGCAAATGGGTTCACGAAGTGGCAATATTATTCCAAATAATAAAATTGGAGGAGGCACAACAAATATGGTTACAGTAAATGTAGATGCTTCGGGTAGTTCAGTACAGGGTAATTCGGCACAAGCTGAATTACTTGGAACGGCAATTGCAAATGCTGTACAATCTCAATTAATAAAAGAAAAAAGGGAAGGAGGTCTTTTAAGTAGGTAATGGCAACTTTTCCAGATATATCACCCACTTATGGGACAAGAAAACAAAGTGCACCAAAAATGAGGATCACTTCTTTGGGTGATGGCTATGAAGAGCGTACTTTGTTTGGATTACCTCAGAATCAAGACCCAAAAGTATATGATCTTACTTTTAACGTGTCAGAGGAAGAATCAGATGTAATTGAAGCTTTTTTAAGAAGTCGTATTGCCGATCAAGCAAGTTTTACATTTACACCCCCAGCTGAAGGTGGTACAAAAACAGGGACCTACTCGCAAAGTGGCACTACTGTAACTATTACTATTACTAATCATGGTCTTGCTATTGGTGATATTGTAACTATTGACTATACCAGTGGTTCTGCGAGTGATGGAACATTTGTGGTGGCAACGGCAGCAAATCAAAATACAATTACTGTTACGGCTGCAAATACTAATTCAGACGGACAGAGTGGTAATGTATCGGTTACTTTATCAGGTGCTGGTAAATTTGTTTGTCAATCTTGGACTAAAACAATACCATATAATAATAGAGCAACTTTAAATTGTACATTTAGAGAAGTATTTGAACCATAATGACTATTCCTGTTTCTGAACTTCAATCTTTAACAGATAAATCAATTATTGAGTTGTATTCATTAACGCTTGTAAGTGCAATTCATGGATCAAGCGATGTATTTAGGTTTCATGCTGGGGTCAATATGAACAGTAATGCAGATATTATTTGGCAAGGCAATACATATTCTAGATTTCCAGTGACTGTTGATGGTTACGAATATTCTGGCTCTGGTACTTTGCCAAGACCAACTTTGACGGTTTCAAATATCGTTGGTACAATTTCTGCTTTGATGGTTACAGTAAATGCAACTACTCCTTTTAACGATCTTCAAGGAGCAAAATTTATACGTCATAGAACACTTGCTCAATTTATAGATGCTGCAAATTTTCCTTCAAGTGTAAATCCTTTTGGAACACCCTCTAGCTCAACTGAACTACCACAAGAAATATATTATATAAACCAAAAAACTTTAGAAAATAGAGAAAAAATTGTATTTGAACTTGTTTCTGCTTTAGATTTGCAAGGTGTCAGGGTTCCAAAAAAGCAAGTTCTAGATACAGAGTTTCCAGCTGTCGGTTTATTTATCGGATGATGAACTGGAAAATTGAAGCTGAAAAACATGCTCTTGATTCTTTACCCGCTGAATCTTGTGGTTTGCTTGCAATAATAAAAGGGAAAGAAACTTACTGGCCTTGTAAAAATTTAGGTGATAGTAGTTTTGAATTTTTTATTATTGATCCTGATGATTGGGCTGAGTGTGAAGATACAGGGGAAATTATAGGTGTTGTTCATAGCCATCCAGTTGGTTCAGCTAATCCCTCTGATACAGATAAGGCATCCTGCGAGCATCTTGGCTTTCCATATCATATTTATAGTGTTGCACAAAAAGATTGGTTTTGTCTTGAACCTTCAGGGTGGAAAACACCTTCACTTATTGGGCGTAGATTCATTTGGGGTAAACATGATTGTTGGTCTGTTGTTACAGACTATTTTAAAGAAACAAAAAATATTGATATTCCATATTGGCCGAGACCAAAAAAAATAAAAGATTTTCTGGCAAATCCTGAATTTGAAAATGCACTACCAAAATTAAATTTCAAAAAACAAGATAATAATGATGATATTCAAGTTGCAGATGTCTTACTTTTTGAATCAGTTACTGGAAATTTAGATCATGTTGCTGTTTACATTGGCGATATGATGATATTAAATCATAATATCAAAGCATTAAGTTGTAGAGAGTTTTTTGATTTAAGATATCAACAGCAATTAAGAGGGGTTTATAGGTATGAAGCTTAGAAAAATTAGAGTTTATGGATCATTAAGAAAATTTCTTAAACAAAGTCATTTTGAAGCTGCTGTTGAAAGTCCAGCTGATGCTATAAAATTTTTAGTTTGTAATTTTCCAAAAGTAGAAAAACATCTTAATGAACAGTTTTATAAAATCAAAATGAACAATGTACAAGTTTTTCAAGATGATTTGTCATTATCAGGTGAGGGAGATATTCAAATAATTCCAGTCGCGATAGGTGGATTACCTATCGTTGGTGCAATAGTTTCAGTAGCGACATCAGCTGTAACGGCAGTGGCAGCAGTCGCAACAACGGTCGCAACAACCGCAGTGACAGCAGTGACAGCAGTAGCGGGAGCAGCTGTTGCAGGGGTAGGGGCAGTTGCAGCGGCTGGGGCAGCAATAGCTTCTTCAGGTTTTATTGGAAATCTTGTTACAACTTTGCTCGTAAATACAGCAATAGATGGAGTTGTTGGTTTATTAACACCTTCTACATCTATTGATCCATCAGTAGGTTCCTCAGCAGATGACAGCGATCCAGAAGATCCTAGGGCTTTTGCCTCTGTTGGCTTTAATCAAATTGTTAATGTTAGTGTTAGCGGTGGGGCGGTTCCAATTATTTATGGAGAAGTTTTCACAGGATCGGTTGTAATAAGTGCATCTAGTGATGTTCAGCAAGTACAAAGTGCTGGATAAATGACAAATTTCTTTTCTGAACTAGAGCAAAATATATTTGACCCAGCCTTACCAGCTGGAACTTTGCAAAGTATTCAAAGTATTATTACTTTTGATTTATTAGGTTCAGGTGAAATAAATGGTTTTCCTAGTGCTATTGCTGCAAATGCTACTCTCGGTACTGAATCCTACCTCAAAGCCGCACTTAAAGACGTATTCCTTAATGGGACACAAATCTTAAAACAAAGTGCAGACTTAGCAAACCCTAAAGCAGATGATTTTAATTTTCCTGGAATAACTTTTGAAATAAGAACTGGGACATCAAGTCAGCAGGCAATAAAAAATAATCTTTTAATTTCACAAGCCCAAATAGAAACTGCTGTAGGTGTTGAAGTAACTAAAGCAAGTGCGGTTACAAGAAGTATTACCTCTGCTTGCGATCAATTAAGGGTCACAATGGCGTTTCCATCGTTGCAAGAGTTCAAAGATGATGGAACAGTAACAGGTGCTGGCGTAAGAATATTAATGAAAATTACTGAAAATGATGGAACACAACATGACCAAATAATAAATGACCTGATCGAAGGAAAAGCAACATCAACTTATAAAAGAGATTATGGAATAAGTGTTACAGGTATGAATTTTCCAATCACTCTTGAGGTCTCAAGATTTAATGAAGATAGTAACTCATCTAAATTACAAAATAAAAGTATTTTTGACAGTTTTACCGCTATAACAGCTGATACAAATGCTTATCTTAATTCTGCTTATACAGCTTTACGAATAAGGGCAGATAGTTTTGGTGGTTCAATACCAAAAAGAATGTTCAGGGTACAGGGAACAAAGATTAAAATTCCTCATAATGCTACCGTCCAGGCTGATGGATCGTTAAGTTATAGCGGAACATTTAACGGCACATTTAAAACAGACAAAGCTTTTACAAATGACCCAGCGTGGATTTTATATGATGTTTTAACAACAGATAAAGCACTTGGTAATCATTTAGATTCTACAAAAATAGATGTGTACAGTTTTTATTCAGCCTCTGTATATTCTGCGGAAGCTGTTGATGACATGACAGGAACTGGGGGTCTTGAACCTAGATTTGCATTTAATTATGTCATAAGATCTCAGACATCAGCGTACAATTTGATAAACAAAATATGCTCTTCTATGAGAGCTTTGGCTTTTTATAGTGCTGGAACAATACAACTGTCGCAAGATAGACCCTCTGACCCTGTTTATTTATTTAATTTAAGCAACGTTACTGAAGCTGGTTTTAATTACACAAATACAAGTCAAACAACAAAATATACCAGAATAAATGTTTCATATTTCAATATGGATACACAGGAACCAGATTTTGTTTCTGTTGATGATACGTCTTTACAAAACAAATATGGTGTTGTAATAAAAAATCTCAAAGCACATGGTTGCACTTCTTTCGGTCAGGCAAGACGTTTTGGAAAATGGTTTTTAACAACTCAAAATACTGAATGTGAGATTGTGAATTTCACAACTACCATTGCTGCTGGTGTAATTGTAAGACCTTCAATGATCATAAGTATTGCTGACCCACTTAAAGCTGGTGTAAGACGTGGTGGAAGAATATCAGCAGTAAATTCCACGACTGAAATCGTTGTCGATGATAGTAATAATACAGATTTGGTGACAAGCGGTTCTGCGACATTATCAGTTGTTATGCCTGATGGCACAATGGAGACAAAAACAATATCTTCAATATCTGGTACAACAATTACTGTATCTTCAGCATTTTCTACAGCACCAAATCCAAACAGTGTATGGTTAATTGAAAATTCAACTGTTAGCGCGCAAACATTCAGGGTTTTGAGTGTATCAGAGTCAAAAGGTAATTTATATTCAATTTCTGCTGTCACTCATAATTCAAATAAATATTCTTTGGTAGAAGATGGTACATCCGTTGCACCAAAAACAACATCTGTTCTCAATCAAATACTAGAAGCACCAGCCAACTTAAATGCAGTTGAATCAATCGTTGAAATTAATGGTAAAGCAGTATCAAAAATAGATTTTACTTTTTCAACTGTTAACAATGCTAAAAATTATTTCATTCAATATCGTAAAGAAAATGATAATTTTATCACAATCAATTCTCAGTCTACGTCAATAGAAATTTTAAACTCTGTCAAAACAAAGTATGAATTTAGAGTTTCTTCAGTAAATGTTTTAGGTGAGGTAAGCCCACAACCAGCAGAGTTAACTTTTGAAGCTGTTGGAAAAACAGAACCACCTGAAGATATTACAAACCTCACTGCTCAACCTATTGATGATACAAGTTTAAAATTATTATTTGACCCATCACAGTCTATAGATGTAATTCATGGTGGAACGATTGTTGTAAAACATTCTTCTGATAGTTCTGGAAATGCAAGTTTTGCTGACAGCACAATTTTAGTAAATGAGGTTTCAGGTAATGTTTCTGAAGTAATCGTTCCTAATTTAGAAGGTGAATATTTTGTAAAATTTAAAGATGATACTGGTCATCTTTCTTCAAATGAAGCATCAGTAATTGTTTCAAAACCAATATCACAGCCAAAATTAGGTATTCAAACAAGACGCGAAGATACAGACAGCCCACCTTTTCAAGGAAACAAGGTTGATACATTTTATGATAGTTCTTTAGATCGCTTGCTTTTATCAGGTTCTTTAGAATTTGATACCGTTACAGATGTTGATGCTTTATCAAATTTTGACTTTTCAGGTCCAATAAGCTTAACAGGAATTTATGATTTTGCTTCGATTTTGGATTTGAATGCCATATTTACTCTTGATTTAGAAAAGCATTTCAAAGCGTTTGGCATTTTACCTAATGATTTATTTGACACTAGAACAGCAAATGTTGATACATGGACAGATTTTGATGGATCAAAAGCAGAAGATTGCGATGCTCAATTATTTGTATCTACAAGTGACAGTGCCGCATCCACTTCAGTATCAGCTACGTATTCGCAAACAGGCAAAACTATAACTATCACAAAATCATCCCATGGACTTGCTGTTGGTGATCGTTTGAATATTACCTTCAGTAGTGGAACAGCTACAAATGGTTCATTCACAATTCTGACAGTTCCTGATGCAAACTCATTTACTGTTGCTGCACCTCAAGAAATCGCAAAATATGATGGTATTGGAAGTCCAGCAGAATTAGAAATTGAAACCGTCAAAACTCATCCTAATGTTGGAACAACTTTAGATATAACGATATTAACTGGACTAGCAAAGAGTGGTACTTATGATGTCAGTGCAAAAGATGTTTCAGGAAGTTTCATCGCACAATCAGATCCAGCGATTTTAAATGCACCTTTGACATTACATTCTGGAACTTTGTCTTATATTGATTCTACAACTTCTACAAGTGGGAATTGTTCTTACGGTGCAAAATTTTCTCAATTTAACAAATTTTCAAATGGAACTTTTAAAGGAAGATCGTTTCAATTTAGATCAATTTTGACATCAAATGATCCAGCACAAAATATTGCTATTGAAGAGCTAGGTTATTCAGCGTTTTTTAAACCAAGAACAGAAAATTCAATTGAAAACACAGGTGCAACAAATGGCGTATTCTCATCAGGAACAAACACAAAAACTGTTACTTTCCAACATCCATTTTTTGCGGGAACAACAGAACTAGGTGGTAGCACTTCTAAATATTTGCCTAGTGTTGGGATTACGATTCAAAATGCACAATCAGGAGATTTCTTTACTGTTCATACAATTACTGGCACAAGCTTTCAAATAGATGTAAAAAATAACGGCAGTTTTGTTGATAGAAACTTTACATATATTGCATCTGGTTTTGGAAAAGGAGGTTAGAGTATGTTTAAATTTATTTATCAGCTATTATTAAAAAAAAAGACTTAAAAAATGGCAACACATGACTACGTTATTGATAATGGAACTGGAAGTGCCGTTCGTACAGATTTAAATAATGCTCTTGCTGCAATCGTAAGTAATAACTCAAGCTCAACAGAACCTTCCACAAAATATGCCTATCAATGGTGGGCTGATACTAATACAGGAATATTAAAAATAAGAAACTCATCAAATAATGGCTGGGTAGAATTATTACAGCTTGATGGCACTTTAACTCTTGAAGATGGGACTGCCAGTTCACCAGCACTGGCTTTTCGTGATGATTTAGATACAGGTATATTTTCTGACGCAGCAAATGCTTTAGGTATAGCTACAGCAGGGGTTGAAAGAATTGAATTTGGTACAACCGAATGTGTTGTGAATGATACAGGGGTTGATGTTGATTTCAGAGTTGAAGGTGATTCAAAAACAAGTTTATTACATGTTGATGCTGGCAATGATCGGGTTGGTATTGGTACTGCAAGTCCAGCATCACTTCTTCACAGCAGTTTTAGTTATTCAGCTCCCACAGGAGGTATTGATAGTAATAATGCACTTATTTTATCTAATACAGATATTAATAATTCTGTTGGATTAAGTATGTTATCTGCAACTAATTCAGTTTCATTCATTAATTTTGGTGATACTGACGATGGTGATATTGGTGGCCTAGCCTACTTTAATACTGATAATTCCATGCGTTTTACGACTAATGGAAATGAAAGGCTCAGAATCGATAGTTCAGGCCAAATGGGGCTCGGTACCACAAGTTTATCGGCTTTTCTTCATGTTGAAGCTAGTGGAGCGCAAGCTTTCTTTAGTAAAAGTACTACTACTACTGCAATAAGCTTAACCTTTGGTGCTACATGTAGTCATACATTAAGATGTGAAAATGGAGAGTTTGCTTTTGGTTTAAGCAATGCAGACCCATTTCCTTTATATATTCAAGGCAGATCTCATACAAATGGTTCTAAAAATATAGCTTTAAATCCTCTTGGTGGAGTTTTATATATAAATAATACAAATAACCCACTCCCTGGAAATACTCAAGCCATTATAAATATGACTGTTAGTGGTGCTGATGGTGTAAATGTTAAACATGAACACTCAGGAAACTGCATAAACCTTTGGCGAAATAATGGCGATGGTGATTTAGTTACTTTTTATCGTGGTGACGGTACTACACAAAATAAGGTAGGAAGTATTACTGTTACTTCCAGTGCAACTCAATACAATACAACTAGTTCAGATAGATCCTTAAAGAAAAATTTTGAGGTGTGGAATGAAGATGTTTTAAGTTTTTTTAAAAATTTAAATCCACAAAAATTTAACTTTACAAATGAAGATGATGGCGTACAAAAAACAAAAGGTTATGTTGCTCAAGATTTAGCTGAACATTTCTCAGAAGCTTACCCAAAAGATAAAACAACAGATAAATATTTGTTTAATCCGTCAGGTATGATTGTATATCTTATGAAGGCAATACAAGAATTAGAAGCGAAAGTTGCATCATTAGAAGCTTCTTAGTAATATTTAATAAAAAAACTTATGGCAACACCTCAAGAACTTTATGACGAAGCAAAAACTCGTCTTGATTTAAATATTGCAAAAGCACAAATGCTGCAAAAAGAAATTCAAGAAAAACAAGTTGATTTGCAAAAACTTACGCAACCAATACTGGAAGATCAAGGTGCATTAAAACAGTTAGAAAAGTTGAGTGATGTTGTACAACCTGTAGAATCAAAGTAAAATAAAAAAAATTTTTTATTATGGCTGTAACTTGGGATGTTGTTTCTTTAGATTCAACAAAAACTGTTGGTCCTTTATCTGACGTCATAACAACTGTTCATTGGACAGCTAATGACTCTGAAACCGTTGGAAGTGGTGAATCTGCTGTAATTCATGCAGGTTCTTCTTATGGCTCTGTACAGCTTGCAGCTGCTGATAGTGGTTCTTTTATTGAGTACGGATCTGTAACTAAAGCTAATGCTATCGCATGGACAAAAGCTGCATTAGGCTCTGATGAAGTTACAGCTATTGAAACAGATATTGCTTCACAGATTTCAGAATCTAAAACTCCAACTGTGACTTCTGGTGTTCCTTGGTAATTTAAAATTTTACCTTTTCATGCATTTGTCTAGTCATCATCCCACCAATTAGATAAAGTGGGGCTAATCCAACAATCAAAAACAAAACCATCAAACTCATTGGTGCTAATGCTTTGATAAACGCTTCTTTCCACATATGTTTCAAAAAATTTGTCAGATAGCTTCATTGTTGTCTCTATTCCTTACCTTGTCAATGTTAGGCGGTTCATACTATGCGTATAGGTTTGTGACCTCTGAACAATTTAAAGCAAGGGTAATGAATGAGGTTTTGGATAATGTGCAAGGACTTATGCCAAAGATTCTAGATAATGCATTACCGGATGTTACAGGCCCAACAATACCAGAATTTAAACAGCCAAAACTATAATTGGAAATACCAAAGATTAATATTCCTCAAATAAAAATAAAAGAAATTGAAATTCCAAAAATAAGAACATGGGAAATTCAAAGACCAACGCTAGATATAATTTATAAACCTGTAGTTGATATACCAGCCTGTGTTGATGCACATAGAAATAATTTACCTAGTCTTATAGGAGAAGATGAAAAGGGAACTTATCAAGCTTGTGGGACGTTTGATATACCAAGTTTTGAACCTTTGGAATATAATCCTAATAAATTTATTTATACAGCCCCTGTAGCTCCCCAGAGTCAGCAACCAAAGGATCAAGCACCAGAACAACCAAAGATTCCAGAAACAAAAAAAGAAAAAATAAAAATTGAACCTTGTCCACCTAAAAATCCACAATTTCGTGAAGGTGATTACAGAAATGATAAAAAAATTGAAAGGTTGGTAAAATATGAAAAAACCATAGGGGGTTCATGTGACCCGATCTGGGAAAAAGTACCATTCAGAGAA